GTACCAGCAGAACCGAATGGCTCATTCCTCACTGGCAGGGGCATCATACGCTCAACGCAAAGCAGCCGTCAACCCCTAATGCACAAGATGTGGGGTGAATATCTTTTATGCAGGGTGAATAGCCCCTGGGTGGGGAGGGTCCACCCAGGGGAAGCCGTCTAGGACGGCTGCGACAAGTCCTCTAGAGCGAAGGCGATCAGGAGCCGTAGGCAGATGCCACACAGGAGCACCTGCTCAGACTCGACCTCCCAGACCCTGCTCTGTAGCTCACAGACCGAGCAAGTGCCGTATGGGCGCTTGACTCGGACTGGCATTGCTAGTTGCGCTTGAGGCCGTATGCGCCGTTATCACGGTCAAGCGCCTTGACCACGATGCCCAGCCCTGAGGCGAGACCGGCAGAGACGATGGTGCGGAAGTCGCCACCCTGGATGTCCAAGAGTGGGATACCCAGACCGAGCGCCACCGAGATGCTGACCGTGAGGAAGGTGCGGACAAAGTCCAGCGCGATCTCATCGATCTGCGTGTTCGCGGCGACATACTTGATACCTGCCCAGATGCGGTTCATACCCTTTTCCTTTCTAGTCGCAGCGGCTGCTGCATTGATGACGGCGAGACCGTCTGCGGCGATTGCGCCCCAGTCAGCCTTGCCGATCTGATCCAACTGCGCCTGTACAGCGTCAGGTGTCTTAGTACCCTCTGCCACCTTTCGTGGCTCTGCGTGGCTCCTAGATGCCTGTACGGCGATTTTAGGAGCAGGTGCTGGCGTAGGTGCGACAGGCACAACTGGCGTAGTGGCAACTGGCGCGGCTGCTGGTGCAGGTGCGGCTGCCTTCTTGCCTGGGTGAGTGACGATCAGGAGCGCCTTATAGTCAGCCTTGTACTTACCGGCTTTGACCTTGCTGTTGGCGATCTGGCGCAACTGCGCCTCCGTTACCGGCACGCCGTACTTCTCAGCGGCGACCTTCTCGTCGCGTGTCGGACAGGCCCATTGCCAGCCGTCAACATCGTCATAGCCAGCGCTGGTGCAGTGTCCGTAGCCAGCCTGAATCTTCTCTGGGGCGTGCTTGCTCCACCACTTGAACCAGCGGTCATGCCAGGCCGAGACCTTCAGTCCCTCTGGGTAGAACCTTGGAGCCTGCTGCACATGGACGATGAGTGCAGCGCCGCCCTTAGCGGCTGCGACTGCGTCCTCCCATGACTTGGCGTAGCGCGCCTTGCCGCCTAGGTGCGCGATGACCTTGACCGCCTCTGGCAGGGAGCCGCCATTGTCGGACTTACCTTGCACATCGACACGCTTCAGCGCGGCGCGCTGGGCGGCGACACCGTCAGCCGCGCTGTAGTCCACCGTGTAGCCAGAAGCCCACGAGACTGCGGCTGCACAGGATGACCAGGTGCAGTCGTCAAGGATCTGCTTAGCGCCCTTCTGCTGCGCTTCAGCGTCTGAGTAGAGTTGGCTCTTGATCTTGTACTTCACGCTGGATTCTCCTGCTTGATGAGCACCGCGAGTGCGCGACCGGCTGCGTCGTAATCAAGCGCGGCGCTGACTGGGTGACCAGCGGTCACGCCCACTGCGTACTCTTTGCCGTCGTTCTCAATGCGCCAGAGCGTGCCGCCGAAGGCGGTGTGATTGTCGTTCGGTACGACTGCGACCCACTCCATCGGCGCGACATCAACGCGCGTCCAGCCCTGTAGGTGTACCTGCTCGATGTGCTCTGTGTGTGACATCAACCCTCCATCCACCTAAGTGGTCCAGTCAGTAGCCAGATCAATGTGAGACCGCCGAAGAGTGCGGCCATCGTGGACTGCGTGTCGCCCTCTGGCAGAACGACCACAGCGAAGAGCAAGCCTAGAATCGTCCAGGCTCCACCGACGAGATCAACGATGATGCGCTTGATCACTTGCTTGCCTTTCTCGCCGTAGCCGCTGCGCTAGATGCAGCAGCCACAGCAGCACTTGCCACCTGGCTGATCACGATTGCCACAGCAACCGGAGCAGCCTTCTCTTTCTCGGCAGGTGAGAGATCCTTGCCTAGGTTGGCAATGGCCTCAATAGCCTTGCTCACCGTCTCAGCGACTGCTGCAACAGCCTCACCAACTGCCGCAACCGTTTGCTCTCCTATGTTATCTGGCGATGAGGTCGGTTCAGGTGTTGGCTCCACGCTCGGCTCTACGGACGGTGAGTCAATAGGTACAGGAGAGGGATCAGGAGTAGCGGACTCACTCGGAGTAGGTTCTGGCGTAGGGTCAGGCGTGGGCGACGGCTTGGGTGTGGCAGTCGGCGATGGGATCGGCGATGGTTCAACACTTGGCACCTCACTTGGTGACGGCTCCGGCGTAGGTGTCGGAGACGGCTCAATGCTTGGCTCTACAGATGGTGACGGTTCTGGGGTTGGTTCTGGTGAAGGCTCCACACTTGGCGAAGGCTCTGGAGTTGGCTCTACAGATGGCGTAGGATCTGGCGATGGACTTACTGACGGACTTGGTTCTAGCGTTGGCTCAACAGATGGCTCTTGGCTTGGCTCTGGTGACAATGTTGGAGTGGGTGACGGCGCGATATATGTCGGATCGGTAACGGTCAGGAAGCCAGCGCCGCAGCAGGAGTCGGTTGCATTGACTGCCCAGCCGTACACATCGCCAGCGCGCAGCTCGATCTGGATGCTCCCTTGCACATCCTGTCCGCCGCTCGGCAAGACCAAGAGCGTTTCTACGCCATTGATCAGGAACAGCGGACGGTCAAAGACAGGACCATCCTGGGTGTAGTAGTGCCACAGCGCTGAGTAGGTGAAGTCGCTCTCTGCCACGGCCGTGTAGGTGGCGGTGTTTGAGCCGCCTCCCTGATTCGGTCCAGTCAGCGTGAAGCCGCCGTCAATCTCTGTGACCGAGCCTCCGCCGGTGGTGGTGAATGTCCAGACGCTCACGGCGAAGATCGGCGCGACCATAGAGCAGGTCAGCACCAAGCCTAGGAGTGGGAACGCGAGCCGCTTCACGCCGAGAGCAGCGATGCGAGCAGTGGGATCAGCACGCTGAACAGCAGCGCACCGATCACTACAAGTCCTCCCTTGATCCGATCAACATCAGAGCGCACCTCATCCAGTTTCTGCGAGTGAGAGTCCAGGCGCTCGATCAATTGGTCAATCTGGCGTGGGGTCATCGTGACTCCAGCGCCTTGAGGCGCTCTTCCAGATCGTTGACTCGCGCATAGAGCGCGGCGATCAGCGCGGTTGAATCAATCGTCTCAACCTGACCTTCAGCGTTGTAGTCCACTGCGTGCGAGAGACCAGCGGCGAGCACCTCTTCGGCGATGAAGCCTAGGCGCGTCACGCCAGCCTCATCCTCAATGGTGCTCTCGTAGTGGCGCGGCTTGATCTTGCGCGCAGCCTCTAGGACGGCCTCATCGGCATCAACGATGTTGGTCTTGTAACGCGCGCTGGATGAGTTGCGGCGCAGCGTGTACGCCGTGCCGCTGCTGAGCACCCAGATCGCAGCATTTGCAGTCGCGGTCGTCGTGCTGATGCTGTCGTTCAAGATTGAGCCCACGGTGACGATGCTGCCGTCAGTATCTAGACCGCCGGTCATATGCGTGCGTGTGCCGTCGTCGTAGATGTAGCGGCTTGCCGTAGTGCCGTTCATAGGATAAAAACGCTCGGCATAAATGTAGGCGTAGTCGTTTGTCACATCGCCGTTGAAAAATCGAAAGACATTTGCTCCTTGCATCTGGATTCCGCCAAGGAAGGTATTGGAACTATTGCGGAAGAGCAGTCTTGGATTGCTCCCTGCGGTGTCGTGCAAGAACACATCTCCGCCAGGTACAAGCAATCGTAGGTCGCCAGTCGTTTGCACATTTGCAACATTTAGCACCCCAAGCGAAGAGCCGTCGACGGTGATATAAGCGCCGTTAGGGGCGGTAATATTGACAGTATCTATCGCTGAAATATCAACTGTGTTACCAGTGACATTTGCTTGTCCGTCGTCTGCTGTAATCCACGCATCTCCGGTCAATCCAGTTTCATCGTATTCCAATAGCAGCGATGGATTTGTTTGTGTTGAGCCTGCGTTGTAAATCCTAAATGTTCCAATTCCTGCCTCGTCTGTGCTTTCAACAATCCAAGGGCTGCTTGCTGGATTGACTGCGTTAGGAAACGCTGTCGTAGCTACTCCAATGTTAAGGCGAATTTCAGTAATTGGTACGGTAACCGCAGCCGTTGGCGATGTTGTTGGGATGCTAACGGTCAGCGTCAAAAGGATAAAAGCAGCAGTTGCGTCAGGAGTAAACCAGTCAGTGGTTAATGATTTATTGCTGAGGTTGAAAGCAGTATCAAAGTTTGTCTTCGTTGCCGTAAGAGCCGTGAGGTTTGCATCTGTTGCGGTAGCGGTTAGCGTAAGACGCACGCGACCGCGGTCCGTGCTTGTCCCTGTGCCTGTCAAAACATAAACTTCAGGTTGGTACGCTTGGTTTCTATTTGCATTGCCGGCAATAGGCACATATCGCGTTAGCGTAATTGAAGATCCAACAGCGCCGCTTGCAGCTGCGGTAAATGTCAATGCTTGCTGCGCGGCGGTTGATGCAGTTGCAATAGCTGCAGAAATGCCTGACAGATTTGAATTATAAGTCCAGTAGGGCAGTGGGTTCTCTTCAGTGATCGTGTCGCCAGCTGCGTCTGGTGGAATGGCGAAGTCGCCGTTCGCTACGCCAGCCTGGATCTCACGCAGCGCAGCAGGACCAAAGAGCAGAGCGGTGGCACCATCGCTTGATGTACTGACCAGCGGTGCGCCCTTGTCGGCGTTGACTCCGCCTTCATATGCACCGAAGCCCTCTAGGTTTGTGCCGTACTTGCCCACTCTTATTCTCCTTGAATGAGGCCGCGTAGCCCCTTGAGGTACTGCCGGCGGAAGTCCGCTTGAATATCGTATTGCACCTGATAGGTGCCGCCACCTTCTGCGAATCGCATTGTCACGCTGGCGATGTACAGGATCGTAGATGACAAGTCTAGCGAAGGTGCAGTCAATTTCACATACATCCCAGGCAGCCACGCCTTGACCAGCGTGTAGGTCGCAGGAGCTGTAAGTGCATACCCTTGACTGTAGCCGTATTCCCAATCAGGAGCGGAAGTCTGGCTAAGGTTAGCGCCAGCAATCGTGAACGATACGGTTCGAACTGGCTTGCCGCGAGTCACCATCGTCGCGCGCGCCAGCGCGCCGATGGTTGCGCCTCGGTCAGCCTTCGCCACAATCTTTGGCGCGCTAAACACTTCGTGTGCAAGTGGACCACTGCGAGCAGCAAGGCCAGCGCCGTTTCGGCTGTATGTGCCGTTGTAGGTACGGAAGTATGGGTCATTGGTTGGCGCGTTCGGCCAGGTCTGATTGTTGTCGTAGCGCGCGTAGGCAGAGTCAGCCTGTACAAAGATCCCCTTCACGATGTCTCCGTGGTCAAGGTTTACCGAAAGATCGCGTGCCAGCAAGATTGTTCGCGCGGCAGCGCTGCCAGTTTGTGCCTCCGCAGGGTCGGTGACGATCTCTGCCGGAGCCGTAGCATAGGTTGGAGCTGCGACCTTTGGTCCATAGTTCAACCGGCCGTCGTTATCAATCCAGTATCGGTACTGCACTTCTGCGATGCCACCTGCAGCCTCGGCAATCTGATCTAATGCGCTTTGCAGCGTGGTAGCCTTGAAACTCTGCTTGCCAATCGTCTGCGCTGTGCCTGTGTAGATAGCGCGCGTGGAGCCACTAACTACAGATGTGTCAAGGATCTGCCGTGTAGTTGCATCGTTGACTTGTGTATTGACTCTGGCAAGTAGCGCGTTGATATGGTCTCGATCTGTTGATGACGCGCCACCCTGCGTGAATGAGTCTACGAATGAGGTTGCGCGGATACCAGTCTTGCCATTGCGGATTATTGTCTTCTGCAACCAACCATCGGCATCCTCACAGGTGACGCTTGCACGAGAGCCTAGGCCGTTCTCCAGCATTCGTGCATCAATGCCGGTGATGTAGCCTAGGAAGATCGGCGTTGTTGCGCTGTATCGGCTGTCAAAGAATTGCACTCGCGCATTGTCGTGGACTGCGCCAGAGCGCCACCACGCACCTGCGGCTGGGGTTTTTGCCTCAATCACATCAAAGTTCATTGAGCCACCGTTGCCGTCGCCTGAGAGCGTCATCGAGAGACTGCCAAGATCAACATACGGCGCAGTTGTAGCGATTCCAGGAAGACCAATGAGATTGATGCTGACGGTTCCAGTAGCAGCAGCCAGAGTGATCGCACCACTCGTATCGGTATCGAATCGGACCCTTGTTGAAGTTGTGCTTGCAATCGTCCACACACCATTGAGTGCAGCAAATCCTGATGGGCCAGTGAGCAGACTCACCTTGATTGACTGACCAACTGAGAAGCCGTGTGCGACTGAGAAGTCAATGGCGGCAAGCGTTCCTGTCCTACCTGCACCAGAGACGGTGCTGTTATCAACGCCAGCGACGATGAGGCTGAATGGGTTCGCCATTTAGCGGCCTCGCTTGAAGGTTCCAGTTCGGTTGATCGAATCAGTTACAACGGTGTCAACCTTGCCTGTGCCGATGAAGATGTTGTTGGTGGTTGGCGGTAGCGTGAATGTGCCAGAGGTCACCGCGTTGGCGAGATATGGCGAGTATCCTGCGGACGTCACACCTGCCGCAGCAGCGTTGTTTTGTGCGGCAAACAGCATATTTAGTCCTGCGACGATGGCATCAATTGTGATCTTGAGTGCCTGAAGGAAGATCTTGAGCGGCGTGAGGGCGATGATCAGCAGGTTGGCAGATCCCTCTGCGCCACCAAACACCTCGAACAGCGCGCCGAGTGACTCGCCCAGGGGCGCAATGCCATTGTCAATCAGGTCTTGCAGGACTGGAGCGACGGCATTGATGATGCTCTCAAAGATCGGCATTCCTGTGGTGGCAAGCCAGTCTAGGAACTTGTTGACTGTCGGTAGCAGCTTGTAGCCGAGATCCTCCATCGTCTCATTGAACTTGACCTGTGACCGAGCAAACTTGCCACTCGTGGAGTTCGCGATCTCTGCGGCTGTGCCGCCGTACTTCTCGGTCGCTGCGGTCAGAATCTCCTCAAGGCTGGCATTCTTTGATACCTGAATGCCGAGCGCCTTTAGCCCTCTCGTCTGACCCTGAGTTGCCTTGCCGATGATGGTCATTACCTCTGCAAGGTCTGTGCCAGTAACGGCGGCGATATCTGCGGCGACAGCATTTGCCTTGAGCAGCATATTCCGGCTGGAGAAGAATCGTGATCCAACTTCTAGGCCAGCGCGCACCTGGTCGTCGCTGATGCCCAGCGCGCCCATAGCGATGATCTGCTCATCAATCTGCTTTGTCAGACCATCAGTAAGAAGCCCACGCTGTTTTAGGGCTGCGTTGAGCAGGATCGTCTGGCGCTCGTCATCTGCCGCTGACTTGACCGCATCGAAGGCTACCGCGGCAAGCGCGGCTCCTGCTGCTGCTGAGGCTGCGGCGATGCCCTTGAATGCAGTGACACCAGTGCGGCGCAGCTTGCCCATTGAGGTGCCGATCTTGCCAAGCGGACCAGTCGCCTGATCTTTGGCTTTGACGACGAAGTTAGCAGTCTGGTTGGCAGCCATCAGCGTTGATTACCCCTTCTGAATCTCAGGATGGTGTTGCGGAATGGCTCGTCATTGAGGTATGCGGCCACCGTCTTACTGTATGACTCTACCGCGCGGTCGATGTTGGAGCGCTGCTTTACCACTTGCTCTACGAATGGTCGCGGCGCTACGCCTTTGACCGCAAAGGTGCCGTTCGGCGTGGTGCGGCGATTGCCAGTACCACCGACGACGAGCCAGCCATAGAACACGCCTTTGCGACCACCCTTGATGCCGACCACGGCGGCAGGGTTGTTGAATCGCGCCTTGCGAGCGAGCACCTTCTTGCGAAGGTTGCCGGTCGCACCGCGTGGTGCCTTGTCGCGCATCGGCTTCTGCAAGGTGCGCGCAGCGTTGAGTGTGGCAAAAGTCATCAAGCGCTTGAACGCTGATGGGTTTGACCCCTTCAGGAAGCCAAGTCGCAGCTGGTCGTAGCCCTTCTCGAACTGACCTTCTACGACAATCGCTGCTGGCATTACTTCCCTTTCGGCTGCATCTCCGCGTGGATCATCCAGTGAAGCAGCACCTCGTCAATCGGAAGGCTCGCCACCTGCTCTGGCCACATCCCAAACTTTGCGCCCAAGATGTGGAAGATGATTTCCGGTGGAGGCGCTATGGATTGCCCAAGCGCCATCCGCCTAGCAGCGAGCCTTACTTGGGGTCCGGCTGGTTCGCCTTACCCCACGCCTCAAGCATCTGCGTCAGTGCGTCAATCGGTGCATCCAGCACATCGTCAACAGCCTTGCCATCAAGGCCTTTGAAGTTATGCGTGACCACCAACTTGGAGAAAGCAACCAGCGAGCGCTGGCTATCGCCTGACTCCAAGTCGAGCAGGATGCGCGCCGAGACTTGCTTTCGCAGCTCGGCAGTCCACCCTGCAAAGTCACCCTCTAGGGTGATCTTCACCGTGTCCATATGACCCTCCTAGCGCCGAATGGCGCTGCTATTTATGGCGCGACGCTGAGTGGCGAATCCACCACGATCTCAAGCGACTTGCCTGAAGTCGTGTCATACGCCAGTCGGCAGGTGACCTCATTGACCACGACGCCATCCATATCCGCCTGGAGCGGAACGACATTCTCGACTTCCCACGAGCCAAGAATCCAGACGCCGTAGTTGTCAGAAGTCGTGCCGTAGAGGCGCAGGAACTTCTGCGTTGCAATGTCGGTGATTGGGAATGAGGTGGTCGCCGCGCTGTTGCTCACGACCGTGAAGGTCAGTGTCGCATCGAGCACGCCGGTCAGTGCAGCCGTGGCTGCCGTCAGGCTGCCGTCAAGCGCCGTCACCATCCCCACGCCAGTGGTCACCGAGAGGTTGAAGTTCATCACGCTGGCGAAGTCGGTTGCGCCAGTGCCGCTCTTGTCAGGGAAGTTCGTGTCGGTGCTGAGCTTCATCAAGCGGCCAGCCATCATTGGATTCTCTGGGAGTGCCGTTGGGAAGGCGAGCGCCGACGATGTGACCGTGGTCGCAGCGAAGGTTGCGCCGACCTGAAGCAGACCGTTTGCATCTGCCGAGAAGGTGACCTCTGTCAGAGCTGCATCTCGGACGAGATACTTTTGCACGCCGTCAGTCACAAGGAACGAGTAGAACACGAGCGTGTCGACATCGCCCTGTGTTGGCGACCAAGTCCACGAGTACGGCGAAGCCGTGCCGGAGGTGCTCGCGCCGATTGCGTCAAGGATCAGCGGCAGGGTGCGGAGCGATGCAGGACCCTCTGCCAAAGTAAGCACTGGTGCTCGTCCGGTGATCGTTGGTCGCCCAGCCTGAATGGCGGTGCGCTTACCAACTGAGGTGGTCTCGCCCAGGTCAACGGTCACGCCCAGGTCGAGCGCGCCGATGGTCTCGTTGAACAGGACCTCGCCTGTCGCCGTGCCGATAGAAGCGGCCGTGCCGAATGAAGCCTGCGACGCAGTAGCGATCCGCGTCAGAGCCTTTGCGCCGATTGTTGCCATCTCTCGATCTCCTTGCTCTACGCGGTGAAGGCGACCGTGTCATAGACGGTCACTTCCGCAGTTGCTTCTACGGTCAGGTAGTCCTGATCGGCGTATGTATCTGTGCCGAGTGTAGTACCAGACACTGCGACCTGAACGGCGTTTCCACTAATGGTGACCGCTCCATCGAATGCAGTGCGAAGCCACGCGCGCCAAGCGTAGAGATCGCGGTACTTGTCATCCATCCGTGGGATGGGCAGGAGGTAGATGCGGATCGCCACCGTCAGCACCGTGGTGCGGTTGCCGTTGCCGACGGTGATTGAGTCATCGCCTGGGAAGAGGATCGCAGCAGGTACGACCGGCAGAGACTCAGGAGGCGTGGCGTATGCCTTGCGGAGCGCGTAGCCAGTCGGCGGCGTGAGCGCCGTCAGCCGAGCTGCAATGGCATCAAGGATGGTCAGGTCGGTCATCGTGCCAAGCCGCCGCGCTTGCGGTACGGCTCAAGGATCAGCGCAGCCTCTGGGTGCAGAGCGCGGCTCATCCGCAGGATGCCGCCAAGGTCAGCCGATCCGATCACGCCGAATGGCGCGGTGCGGCTGTTCCAGACAGCGCCAGCCTGAATGATCTCCGCCTGCTTGACCGCAGCCGGTACGGCTGGGAAGCCGAACACGCCGACCACCTTCACGCCGAGATAGACATCCTTAGGGAAGTTGCGCGGCCAAGTGACGCTCGTATCGATCTCGGTGTAAGGGAAGCCATCCAGCGCAGCATTGCGTGGGGCGAGCACATAGTCAGCACCAGCCGTCCAGGTGGTCTCGTAGGTGCCGTTCGCGTCATCGTCTGTCTGGAGCGTCGTGACGCTGACGAGATCATCGGTCAGCACATACTCCCAGTCCTCAGCTGTGTAGTAGCGCGTCTCGGACGCTGTGCCAAAGCCAGTCTTGCGGTCGCAGTAGAGATCGATCAGCGTGTCGGTTGCATCCAGCACCGACTGGAGCGCGGTGTCATCGGTTGTGTCGGTAATGCCGACAGCAGCCTTGAACTCAGAGAGCGTTGCGTAGGACATTTATCGGCCTCCTGTGTGCATCACATAGAGCGTTTCTGTGCCAGATCCTACCACTGCGTACAACTTGTCAGCCTCTGGTAGCCAGATCTGGTGCATCTCATCCTTCGGAAGAGCGAAGCCGTTGGAGGTGGCCACATCGCTGTTGCCGATGTAGACGGTGTTGCCGCCGGTAGGGGAGTGCAGGTAGACATAGGACGCGCCGACAAGCCCAGTCGCAATCAAGACTGGCTCAGTTCCGACGGTCTTCTGTGAGGCGATGACGGTTGCCATTACTCCCCTTCAGGAGCCACGCTGGGCTCCGTTTGTGTGACGGTGGCTGTCCTCATATTCTTTGATACTTTCGCGCGCTCTACGAGCCGCGTTGGTGCCTCTGCGTCGACATCTGCAACAGCCTCAGCCAAGCCAAACCCAATCAGGCTTTCCGCCTCTGCCTGTGGCAGATCAACGATTGAGCCGCTTGGATATTCACCGCGTCGCTTGCAAAGTCGAACGAGCATTAGTTCTCCTTACTTGCGGATCAGGGGAGCCGCCGAAGCGACTCCCCTTCACCACTAACTAAACCTAGCTACTGACGGATCAGTTGCAGGC